TCATTGGTCGAATAAGTAGATAAGAAAGCAGTCCCTGCTGTGGCGGTGTTAGAAACAAAAGAGCTTGTGAACATATAAGTATTATTGTTAACTATGCCTTTCTCTAAAAATCGCAACCTAACAGAGCCTCTGCTTTGAGCATACATGCAATAAAGTAGGCTAATCATGTCATACTGTTGAACAACCTCTGGAACAAGCGCATTCTTTGGAACAGTACAATAATGTGGTATTATAAGATTACCACCTGTGCCAGTCACAGTACGTGCTGAACCTATGACAATGTTTGATCTCTTGACCAATTGGCGTAAGGAAATAGCAGCTTCACCTATTGTGGCTGCTTCTGGGGAATACCCCAGGGTTTCTGACTGGCTATCTCCTATTGTGGTCTTAGACAGCTTACAAGTAACATCTGCCAATGGTCCAGCTTGTATAGCCGTGGGCAGAATAAAAGACAAGGCATGAGCTCTAGGCACAGCAAATTTCAGATCACGTCCGCCCTTGACTTCCACTATATAATATATGGTAGAAGACACGGTATTGGGGGCCTGTAAAGCATCCAAGACATACATTGCAACATAACCATAAGAAGAAGAACTAAGATCGTTGGCAGATCTCCACACAGAATTAGAGACATATGGAAAATTAATCTCAAACTCACTACCATGCCTTAAATCTATGATTTCTTTCTGAGCGTACGTGTTAGCTTGACTGTAGGTCATTGAAGTGGCTGTGCCAGAAAAAGTGTCTATAGGTATAAATGCAATCATAATTCTGCCTGAATGAAATTCAGTTTTAACAAACTTGAAACTCAATGTAATACTCCCTGAATACAAGCTAAACATGTTGGCTAAGAATGATACAGGTGTTAAACTGAAAACAGACATACCAACACCATCGGTAACAACATTAGTAAAATTTCCTGGATACATAGAAGCAGTAAAGAGAGTAGCACCAGCAGCGTCCGATGTGGCCCACGCGCCAGAGAAATAGAAAGAATAAATACTCTTAAGAAAATCAATAGACATCTCATCAAGGTCTGAACCACTAAAACCTGGTAAAACGTCAACATGATTATTATAAGAAAGAGACATGCTCGTTGAGTTGTTAGGAGCATCTGAATTTGCCATGAGAGGATGCGCTTCTCGAAAAACACGGTGAGGTTGATCACCGATTATCGGACTAGACCAACCAAACGAAAGCGCTGATTTAGCTAAAGCATCTGAGACCCATGACAAAGGCCCTGCAATGCTAGACAGCAATGGAATACCGGCAAGATTAGATGATATATCGGAAACTAACTGTAACCCGCCACTGAGCGGTTGCGTTTCTTGTACTTCCTCCATTATAACATCACGTCCTTTAATCATCTTCTTTTTCTTAAAAGTCAATCTGCCACTTTGTGGTACCGTATTACCATATAATTCAATATCGCTAAACCACGACCACATCGTCCATGGTACCACTGTGGAGCCGGATCCATTAATCAATGGAATATATGGTCTCAAGTGAACATACCCTGGATCTCCTAAAGTATTTGTCTTACCAGTTGACGTTACAACATAAGCAGAGAAACAACTTTTATATGGTATCACAAGCTCTGCACTAGTATCACAATTTATGTCAAATTCAACATGTGGTAGCTGAGTGGTAGTAGTCAAATTGAATGAATGCATTGTCTGCCAATTAGTATCCCAAGGGCTTGCTGGAGCACCGCCATCTGCTATGAATGCTAATATATATCTACCCATCTGAAAACGAGTAGCATTAAACTCTATTTTCCAGTGAGCCGTAGCTCGAACAGCATAAACTCCAGAAAGTTTATCAATTCTCATTTGATTAGCATTAAGTGTATTGAAAACTGAAAAATTGGGAAAAGTCGTCGCGACATCGGTACTCGCAAAAGTGCCAGATGTCGCTATAACAGGTTTTTGTAAATATCGGATAATATCCAATTTAGTCCCATCTCCGACTAATGAAACTAAAGTATTCGGTATGCGTAGTTTCGAATCTATTACATTCTTCACTACATCGCCATCAGCTATATTAGTGATGGCATCGCCCATGGAGGTTTCTCCATGCATTTCTTCACGACTCATAGCTCTTATTGAGACTTCGGGAACTGTTTCGGTATTTGCTTGAGTTGTAGCCATAATTGTAAATTGTATTATTATAAAGGTGTGTTTTAAAAGGTCTACACCTGACCTCCCTAAAAAAACTTCTTCATTCCAGTGGCTTCAATCAGAGCCATTTTAAAATTACAGACACGTAGATATACACCATGATGCTTCATTATAGCGTCACGCATTATGGGTAACCAGTGATTGAAAACTTCCTCTCCATGATAGGATAGTTCTAATAATACGTTGTTCGTATTCTTTATAGTCTCATCAACAATAAAAGACTTGTTTTTTTGTCCAATAGGGAATTTGTAACAGTGTATCCAACTCTAATGGAGCAACATAACGCATCAAATAATTCTCCCACCGAAAAGAGCGCTTAAGAAACGACACATTATCTAACGTAGTAACCAATACTATTGCGTTTCCTTTCTTTTCCGGGGTGGCAGTATACCCAAGGTCTTTGACATGCTCAATGAAAGTCTTTTGATTAAAAACATCTTTGAAATTGTCATGGACTCCGAGAACATTGTCATCGCCATAATTCTGATATTCCAAATATTTTTCATAAGACAAGAGCAAGGAGTAATCACGATTATTAACCACGTACCACACATATAAAATAAGTATCTCACCTATAAAACAATTTATCTGTGTAGTACTGCCTCCACCACTTGGTTGGCCACATAACCATTCATAAATTAAATTACCTCTAATATGCAAAGATTGAGTAACTTCCAAGTAAAGTGTCTCACGTATAATGTTGTCATCACAATCAACACCATAAAATGCGTTGGCGGCTCTTAGATAACCTCGTAAAATTTCTGAATAATGATCGGAGTCAAAACTTTTAAAATCAATGCCGAAAACATTGCCAAATTGGTTAATACGCGTCGCTAACACATGCCACTCACTACCATGAGGATTTACTCCAACACAAAAATGGTTAAACAATCTATTCTTATGAAGCCACAAATTGAAAGCTCCAAAAAACATACGCCACTTAATTGCCAAAGCCGCAGGTATACCACTGAAAATACGAGTAGACAAAGCCTCTATTTTATCAAAAGTACGTAACTCGTCTTTATTGTTGTCCGTAT